GTTAGAATGGTCATTTCAAAATGGTTTGTATGGTGGAATTGGAAATGGGATTGTAAAAGGATCTGTTCAAGCAGGCGAATATATTTACGATGAACACATAGAACCTATTACTCGCTCAAGACCCAATGTAAATTATACTAGGCGAGGCAGAGAATTTTAATTAATTTTTTCCATATATATATCGTTGCAATATAATTAGCTACCGCATCCCCTAATTATATATGGGTTAAAACTCAAAATTGTAGCGATATATTAGCAAAT